GCTCAACCTAGTGCAGTTTTACGAAGGTTATCACCGACTTATACTCTTACACGTAATCGTGTGGATAATAAGTGGTTATATACCTGTGTAAAACATGTCTGGAGTCAAGAAACTGAACCAGAAATCGTGAATCATTTTCCACGATCTATGGAACAAGCTTTTGGGTCCAGAATGCCAAGATTCACTCAAGTGGATTACTGTCAAGGGACTTATCAAGAAATTGCTAAGTTCCTAACACAACAAACCTTACTTGATTTCGATAACCGTAATGGAAAGATCTTCCAACCAGTTATCGATGGTGAATTTGGTAACCTAGGTTATGGCTATTACTTTCCATCGAAACCTCCAGCGAGGTTTGCAGAATGTGAAGCACATGCCATAGCTGAGCCTTTGAAGGTAAGATTGATAACAAAGAATGAGCCAAATACATGGGTCTTAAAACCTGTGCAAATGGCTTTATGGAGAACTTTAAAGAAGTTCCCTGTTTTCGATCTCACCAATTCACCTGATATTGATCTTGAGCGGCTCCTCAATCGAGGTAAATACCTTGTCTCAGGGGATTATGAAGCTGCCACTGATAACTTTCATTTAGATATCATGGCAACAGCTGTTGATACACTATCCCATTATATTCCAAAATCACTAGTTGATTGGTTTAAATGGGAAGGTGGACAACATAAAATTCATTATCCTTCTTGGACAGGTCTTGACTCAATCCTCCAAACACGTGGACAATTAATGGGATCTCTCTTGTCATTTCCAATATTATGTCTAGCCAATTTCACAACCTGGGCAAGAGCCTGGGCTCGTGTTACTGGCAATAAAGACATAACTTATTGGTTGAAGGAAGGGAATAAACCACCTTTATTCATAAATGGTGATGATATTCTCTTTCCAGTGACAGGATTGAAAGATCCATTATACCACTGTTGGAGAGCTGAGGCAACCTCGATTGGTTAAAACCCTCTGTAGGTAAGTGTTATGTCTCAAGACAATTTGGTCTAATAAATTCCCAAATGATCTTGAGTTACACTGCTGAAAAATTCTTGCCAGTCATCCGTAAGGGTGAAATAAAGCAAGAATATAAGATTAGACCACCATGGAAACATCTTCGTAATGTAGCCAAAGTGGTACAATCCCAGCAGGGTCTTACATCACAATCCCTATGTTCAAACCATTCCCTTGTCCAAATACTTCAGGGGAAGATTAAGAGTTATGTTCATAAATCTTCAAGAGATTTTGAATTGGCTCTAACAATTCTTCCTCCTAAACTTGTCGTTCAACTGAACAAACATGTTTTGGAACAAACGCCAGAATCAATTGATTTATCGAAAGATTTTGGCGGGATCGGTTTAAACAAAG